TCCTTTATCTCCATCACTAACACCTGATTCAGCACCTATTTCTTGAACTGCGTTATTATCTTTCTTTGTAAATAATTGACCTGTATCTGTTCGTAATGCTACTTCACCAATACTTAAATCACTTGCACTTGGATTGCTACCACTTCCTCTCTTAAGTTTAATTGTGTTGGACATTGGCTCACCTCCCTATGATTTGATTTTAGTAGCTGCCCCCATCTATATCAAAACCTGACACACTTTCATTTTCTAAGAATGTGACCAAATCGCTAAGTGCTACTTGCTTCATTGTTCCATTATCATTCATAACCATACGATCTGCTAAAGCTAAAGTTGTAGAAGTTGCAGATGTACCACCGTCCATGACATTCAATTCAGCAGTTGTTACCGTTGCTCCATCAAGAATTGCAACTTCAGCTTGTGTTAAATCAGCTAATTTAGCAGCGGTATTTTGTGCCATTGTCGCAAGCTCAGTCAATTTATTTGAATGTGGCTCGACATCTGTTCCTATAACTAAACCTAAATTTGACCTTGCATTTGATGCTGAAGTTGCTCCTGTACCACCATCGCCAATCGCAAGTGTTCCTGATATAGAACTAGCAGAAAGATTAACAGCGATTTCAGTAGATTCAATTCTAAGTCCACCATTGGCTTTAAGGTCAACAGAAAGAGTATTACCAGATTTATCAAGACCATCACCAGCAGTAATTTGACCAGCACCAGAGAACTGAGCAAAAGTTAAACTATTACTTCCAACAACCGCTGATCCTGAGTTACTTGTACAAACAAAGCCATTGTCAGCATTGACAGTACCTTGTTCAATGAAAGTAAACATACCCGCCGCATTAGCACCCGCAGCTAAGTCATCAACTCTTGATGGTGAAGAACCGACTTTATAAATACCATTCTGACTAGCTGTAGATTGATCTTTTACAAGAACACGGTCATTTGTTGAAAGAGTAACACCATCTATAGTGTCTCCATTATTAAGTGCAGTAGAAATTGTTATATTTCCTGTAGTTGCTGCCACACAAGAATCTTTAACATCTAATCCCTGTGCAGTAGCCTCGACAAAGCCCTTTGTTGCCGCATCTTGAGCATTAACTGGGTCAGATAAATTTGTAATATTTTGAGAGTTAAAACTTACACTTGCAGTAGGCGCAGCCATTTGATCAAGTCTGTTTGTCCTAACACCTGTATCGAAATCAGATATAAGAGTATGAGGATGGCTTGGTAAATCTGCAATTACAAGTGATCTAAATGTTGGGGCTGCATTTGAACCAGTTGTTGGGCCTGATAAAACTCTGTTTGCCGCAATAGTTGTATCTTTATCAAAAAACTTTCCCTCACCTCCAATAGGCTCAATAGTTGTAGCAGAACCTCCAGCGCCTCCAGTTCCTATACCAATAAATAATGTTTTACTACCTTCAGCAAAAGCCAACTCAGCATTTGCTAATGTTGTTGGTGCAGATGAACCTGTAGATCTTTTTATTCGTACTGTGTTAGCCATTGTTAAAAATTGCCCCCATCGACAAGTGTGAGTTTAGTAGTAGTTGCATCTGCTTTAAATTTAGCAGAACTTTGGTCATAGTACACCACAGATCCGTCAACTTTGGCAGATTCGTCTAAATCTAATCCTTTTGGGCCTTGTGGCCCTTGCACGGCTACAGTAACTACAGTGCTATCACCCTCATTAACTGTAACAGTGTTCTTTAATTCAGTAACATTGACAGAAGTCATGTCGTGTAACCTTCGCTTACATTTATATTACCTTCTAAATAATACTCCTTAAGGCCGCTAGCATTGGTTAGCAATACATCATAATACAAAATTGATGGGCTAAATTCAGCAGTTTGAGTGTCTGTTAAAGACATATCAATTGTGCCAGAAACTCGATTTGTATATGTAATATTCCAATCTGCAAATTTTACTTTTCTATCTTTATCCCAAACTTGAGCAGCTACAGTATATCCAATTAATGAGATTGCATTATTACTATTATCTTTAAAAATAAGTTGTATATTATGATCTGATCGTCTTTGAACAGTCATATTATATACACCAGGTTTAATTGCCATTAGCTATAAGGTGAAGTGCCAAGAATGTCTGTCTTCCATTGTGCTTTAAGTGCTTCTGCATCTGAAGCTGCTGCTATTCCAGAATCAGCAGGGGCATCTCTGAGTGCTTGTTTCTTTGTCACTATATCAGTTGTGCTTGCACCTGTTTCTAATGCTTTTTGAAATTCAATATCAAGTTCTGCAAGTTTTGGGGTTCTTGCCAATCTAATATTTGTTTTGTGAATTTCTCTGGCTTTCGCCATGTCAACGCCAAATCCCATAATTTACTCCGTATAAGTCCAAGCATCTCTGAAACTCCTATCAGTAGGAATCGCAGACTTGTCTACAGTATAAACTGTTTTGTCAGCCGGACAATCCTTAGACTTTATTTGATCTAATGTTAAATCTGTATTGTCTGCTGGAACAACAATACAAACATTACCGGCATCATCTGTATAAATAAATCTTTTGTCGGAATTAAGTGCCATAAGTTTTTTTGTTTAATTATATCTTAGGTTAGATTAATCGCTAAAGAAAGCAATAAACATCAAACCTATATCATCTAATGTACCACCAGAACTCCAAGAGTTAGTTGTCCTTACTTTACACTGACCTGTTGTCATATGATTAGTATCACTATTTTGATCTACATAAATAATCATATTACTGTCTGATCTTGCAAAACCATATACAGGACAAAAATTTGCATTAGCCATTGCATTGTTAAAAGCAATTGTATATTTACCCTCACCTGTATCAGTTACAGAGCTAACATTAAAACTATTGTTTATAGTCAAAGGATTATTTGCAACTACATTTTGACCGCCTGTTACATTAACCCAAGCCTTAGCCCTTCCTTGTTGCAGTTGTTCTGCCGTAGAGCTATTACCGCCACTTGCATCTTGAATTGTATTTACTTTAAGAGTTGACATTTAGTTATCTCCAAAAATTGCTAAACAAACAGTTTTTTTATCCATAAAAGCCGTACTACTTGAGCCTCTATGAACTTCAATATCTACTCTCCCAGCTAACACAAATGAAGATTCTGAGTGACCATCTCTTATCATAATATTGTTACCATGATCGTCATTTGTACCAGCTTGCCCTATAGCACCAACTACTGCATAATCAGTGTTAGAAAAGTTTGTTGAAAAATTAATTCTAGTTCTACCTGTTCCCTGATCTGAGATAGATGAAACTCCAAAAGAATCTCTTAAAGACAGTGTTCCTTGTTGATTAAAATTTGCCCAAACTTTTGCAAGCTGTCCTTTTTCTGTACCAGAACTGTCTTGAAATATCGGTGCTGCGGAGGATGCGCTTTTAATAGTACCGACTTGTAATGTACTCATGGTTTTGGATTTGCGTCTTTAACTGATTTAATGTGGGTCGCCCACGTTCCAGTTGTATCAAGTTTACCAGCAACTATATCGTCATACAACATACCAAGTTGATCTCCAATAGAAGCGTACTTTGTAGTGCCAGCTACTCTGTCATATCTATATTGTAATTTGTTTAATTCGACTCTTGCTGCATCAATTTTTGATTGATCTAACTCTATTTTATTTCCATCCTTATCAAAAGCACCTGTAGCGTCATGTATTTCTGTAACAACACCTTCGTATGCTTTCCGAATTGCAAGATGGTCAAGATAAGCCATTAGCCAGTTACCTCCATAACTAAAAGAGTAGTAACACCAGTACAAATCTGTGTTTGGTTTGGGTCATTAGCACCAGCAAAATTTATGTAAATTGTTTGAGTGCTAGGTGCTGTATGACCTGCTCTTAATGAATATGTTATTGAACTTGTGGTAGAAGGCGAGTCTAGAAAAGTACAACTACAAGAACTCATTAAAAAACTTTGATCTGTTAAAAGGTGTGTACTTACTCTTTGACGATTTCCCCTTGCATCTCCCATGCCTATTTGTGTACTTCCCCTAAAAAATTTAAGAAATAACCCTGTATCATTTAGCTGTCCTGACAAATCACCAATTAAAAGGATTTTACTACTTGAAGAAGTTGGTGTAATAGCTACTGAAACTAAAGCACTTGTTTGACTTCCAGCACTAACAGATATAGAAGATGTGTCTGTTTTTATATCTTGCTTTGCCTGTATAATTCCACCACTAAAACCAGATGATAAACCGCCTCTTGGAACTATACTGTCAACTTTTAATTGGCTCATAATTTAAACAACACTCCAAGTTTCACCAGATCCAACGGTAACTGTTACCCCTGATTGTATAGTAATTGGGCCAAAGCTGCCAGCATTTTTACCATTTGTGATTGTGTAGTTTTGAGTAACAGTTTGATCATTCTCCCAAAATATTTCATTATTACCTCCCCCAACAGCACCACCACCCCCTGCTGCTTCAGCCCAACTTAATGTTCCAGAACCATTTGAAACTAAGGCATAACCAGATACAGGACTATCTGTCGCTGGTAAAGTTAATATAAAATTACTTGTAATATTTGAGGGTGCTTTGAATCCAATATAATTTGAATTATTTGAATCAAAATATCTCAATTCATTTTGTTGCCTCAAACTTATACCATTAGCGTTAAAAAACATTTGTTCTGAGCCGCCTGTAGCAACTCCAATATTGTTTGCTCCATTTCTATAAAAACCAGTATCAGTATCCCCATTAAATGTTATTTTTGGGGCTGCTGGAGTATTCCCATTATTTAGCTTTAAAACGCCTGTCATGGTTCCACCAGCAACTGGAAGTAAACCCAGATTTGCCTGATTTATACTTCCTATGACTGTAAAAGCATTATTTGAACTATTTCTAATTTTTAATACGTTTGATGTGGTATTTAAAAATGGCATACCAGCTACACATTGACTTGCAGCTAAGTCAGTAGACTTGGAATTGCTTGATTGAATAGCTGCAAAAACATTATTTAGATCAGACCTAACATTTGCTCCAGAAGCATTTTCAATATTGTAATTAGAAACGTCAGCCACAGTTAAATACTATTTTTCTCCATGTTACCCTCCTTTGCCGAAACCAACAGCACTGTAGGTAAAATTCCTATCAATACTAGCACCACTTGAGTTTTTAAAGTGAATTATAAATTGCGTTCCAGAAATATTACTATCTAATAATTCATAAAAATCACCTGTTTGCATGTTTTGTGGAGAAATATTAACAGAAGGTTTTGGAATACCTGTAATATCAGATGTACCAACAAAGAAAGCTGCTGCAAAAGTTACTGTTTTTGCCCCTGCTCCTGATGCAATTACAGAAGATTGTTCAGTCCTTACTGGCATTGATGCAAAATATCCTAGTTGTTGCAAATTTGTATTTTGTGCAGCATCATTTGTTTCTAAAATAGCTCTAAATTGAAAAGCCCTTCCTTTAAAAGTTCCATTAGCAACATCATTAAATTCTGAGTAAGTTGGCGAGCCGCTTGGGTTATCAGGAGTTGTGCGTACAACTAATTTTGCATTTGCATCATTAGCAACTGTGCCATCAAAATCTGTCCAAGTATCTATTAAATCTATTCTGTTATCAAATCTATCGCCTACATAAAATCCAGTGCCTTGAAAATATCTTTTTAAATTTAAGGAAAAGACACCACCCAAATCTAGAGTGTCTTTAAAATCATATGTGCCTCTTAATCCTCTATCAACAGATACATTACCTGTATGTATAAGCTCAGAAGCTAAAGATTTTTGTGCTGTTATTACAAAAACATTTGCATTTGTAACACTAGTTATAAGAAATTTTCCGTTTACTGCATCTCCGCTTGTAAACCTAAAATTTAAAAATTCTCCTTGAGATAATCCATGTGAATTTATAGTACAAGTTATAGTTGTTGAATTTGTTGCTTGACTGTATGTACCAGATATTATTGCTGACGGATCACTTAAAACCAAGCCACCTCGGACGCTATCGTATTGTGTATTTGTAAATAAACTGCTTGTAGTGTTATTAAATGTTGGTGTATCAGTATCTTCTCTGTCTTCTTTAACAGTTATAGAATCTAAAATATCAACAAGTGATAATTGAATTTTTGCAGCATCACTACTAAACCTACCGCCATCATCTTGAAATTTTAGAAGATAAGTACCAGCCAGTGCTGGTGCTATAACCTCTGTTGTGTTACCAGCCACAGCTTCAATAATATCTTGTGCAGATTGAAACGTAGCATTATTTCCAGTTTGATTGGAATGTCTAATATACACACGACCACCATGTAAAACATCTATAGCAGTTGCCTGAGTAAACCTTAATCTTACAAATTGTTCATTAATTGGCTCAATGGTTAATGAGGATACGTTTTCTGGTAAAGCTGTTTTACCAACGGCTGTATATGTTGTTTCTGCTGGATTTGTAGATAAAGTTAAGGCTGCATTATATGAAAATACTTGTATTGTATAAGTACCTTTTACAGTATCTAATAATTCAAAATCGCTACTAAATACTACTTGAGAGACATAATTTCCATTTTCAAGCTTGTAATTTACTTGATATTGTGTAACTCCTTGAACAGGTTGCCAATCAACAATTAATTTACTTCTAGCAATATTATTTATAACAACTGTTTTTTCTGTAACTGTTAAACCAGTTGGAGAAGAAGCAGGGGCATTTAAAATTGAAATTGTACGAGGTGGTAATGGTATATCATCCTCAATAAAATTATATTTACCTTGTTCATATGTTATTGCAGTTATTTGATAATTAATTTCATCTTTTTCTTCAACTTGCAATACTCTAAATTGTTGTGTTTGCAAGGTGTCACTTGTTAATAGATATGGAGAATTAACATTTGGTTTTAATGAAAATGCCGGAGAAACATTAATACGATTATTATTTATATTTGTTATTGTTCGACTTTCTATAGTTCCATTTGGAAGAATTACACTTACTTTTGGATTGTCATTTAGTGCTGGCAAAGATGTATTTTCTACAGCATCAATCCTAATTTGAGTTCTTGCATTATTTGCAAACACTATGCGACCACCTCTTCTTGCTCCAGCCCTTACTGGATCATTTACATCAATTACAGAACCTGGCCTTACAACAATGCCAGCATCTATTGATGTATTAAATGTAATAACTTCTGATTGTCGTTCTTCAGCAAACATCATTGCTCTTCCAAGTCTTGCTGCTTGATTACGAGAAGTACAAGCAAATGCTTTAACTTTTTTTATTGATGTACCAAGTTTTTCTCTTCTCGCAACATCAGCAGCACTCTCACTATCACCTACAACTTCAAAATCTATTTCTTTAGAATCCATATTAAAATAACTAACAGAAAATATTGAATGCCTTTGTTTTAGACTACTTCCTGAGTAACTAAAACCATTTTCACTAACATTCGACAAATTAAATAAATAACTAGATGTGATTTCTTTGTCCTGAGATATAGTGACACTACCAGCAGACCATATTGGCATACACATCATTACGCCAGATAACTCATTAATTGCATCAAATGCTTCTTGTGGACTTTGTATATTTACATTACAACTAAATCTAGCTTCTTTTGTTCCTGATCCAGAACCATCATCAACCAATGCATTTGAGTGTTGACTTGCAGCGACAAAACTAAATAAATCCAAATTTTCATATAAATCACTATCACTAGGATTATCAGGATCAAAATTTGGAGAAATGTTATCTCCAAATCCATATCTACTGTTTGTTAAAAGATCTAATAGACACATCGCAGGGCAGTTAGTATAAACAGCCTGACCCATGACTCCATTAAATATATAATTTGGTGGATAATCTATTCTTCCTGTAGCAAGATCAACACTAGGCGTTCCAGAGTTATTAGCTCCTGCACCAGGTATTCTTACTTTTATTCCTCTTACTCTATATTTCCTTGTAGGAATACGGTTAAATTGTTTACTATCTAAACGTAGAGCAACATATGCACTGTTGGGATATGTTGAATTGTTATCAATTACTTCTTGGAAGCTTGTAAATTGAAAAGAATTAACTCTTGCTGTATCTGTGCTATTTCGTGTTATTCGACTTACTCTTATATCTACAGTAGTAAAACCACTTGTCAGTTCAATACGATGATCTCTAGCATATGCGTCAGCAGTCCTACCTGATACAACAGCTTCCCCTGCTGCACCTCCAATCTTATCGACAAAGCTTCCGTTATCTTGTCTAATTTGTATTCTGTATTCAACTGTATCACCCCTAATATCACCGTCATCCTCAGCTACTTGAATTTGAGGCCAAGTAAGAGTAACGATTACAGCATCAACATCTGTATTTGTAATTTGTCTGGTTACTGCACCTGTTAAACCAGCAATTTGAGCGACCCAAGTAATATTATTATCACTAATTGTTTGACCTTGTGAGGCAGATGCAAAAGCTGTTGGCTCAGTTGTTCCGGACTGCCCTGCAACAGAACATCTAAAAACAATACCTCTTGGCGCTGAAGTAGAAGAAACTATATTACCAACTGTATAACTTTTGCTAGCTGTCCAACTCGTAGCTTCATCAGTATTTTCTACAACAGTACCTACGCCTGTCGGAGATCTGCTTTCAGCAGGGATACCTGTCATTGCAGTTTGATTACCTTCTCCAAATTTAGATTTAAAAGTTATATCTTGAAAATTAAAATCACCATCTACTGGATTAGCACTGTTAGCATCAGCACTAAGAATTGGAGTGTCATCAAGAAAAACATCCTTTAAACTTGCATTTTGGTATGCAGTAGTTCCTTTTGTTCTTTCCTCTTTTGATGCACTTGCGAAGCCCTCAATCTCACCTTCAGAAATTAAATCTTGTATAGTAGCAAAACTTCTACTATGTAAAGTGTCAGGAGCGCGATATGGAGGAGGAGGTGGTGAGGGGCCGCCTCCAGAACCTTTAATTAGCTTAATGTCCTTTGTCATGCTTCTACCTGATTAGTGTCAATTGCAGCAGAAATTACCACAGACCCAGTTATAATTTCTCCATATACAATCGGAACTGGAGTTCCGGCTCGGCTAGTATTTTGCACCCCACTGAAATTAAATGATAATTTTGGATCTTCCTCAGATTCAAATTTTTGTGGTTCTGGTACTGGAAATAATAATTGGCTAACACCTCCAAGAACGAGAGCAAAACCAACTTTTTTTGTAAATGCAAAAAGACCTGTATTTTTGGCAAAGGCAGAACCAAAGAATCCAGCACCTCCAGCAAAAGCAAAGCCAATAAGAACAGCCCCTAATAAAGCTTGACCAAGACCTCGTCCAGCACCACTTATCACAGGAATAAAATGTATATCTTCTGAACCTATTGGATATTGTATTTCATTCGTATTTATATAATTATTTCCAACCTTAACTTCATAATATTTTGGATTCATATAACTTTCAATATGTGGAAAATTATGTATTAAAAAACTTACGGCTTGAGCAACATTATTAACTTGCACCTCAAACTCTTTATGTCCAATAAATTCTGCTAGCTGTCCATACAATTTTACTTTACGAAGCATACCGATACCTCTTTCCAGTACATTTTTGTAGCCATTGAGAATATGGTTCTCTACAAGATAGTCTATCGGTTAAATGATGAATTACATCTCCTTCAAAAAATAATGCGACATGATTTAAAGTTGGATGTAATATTGACATTAATAAAACATCGCCATTTTCTAGTTTTTCATCAGGTCTAAGCTCTCTAAAATTTGTTCGCCATGCACAACCTTCAAACATAGGTTTCTCATTAAATTCTTGAGGTGTCAATGGTCTTTCCCAATCTCTAAGTTCTATATTCTTTTCTTCTTTATACCAATCTCTTATTAAACTCCAACAATCAGTTATACCCCAAACCCATTGTCTTCCATAAATTGGAGGTTTATATCCTGATGGTTCAAGATACGCCCATTCTTCTGTTTGCGGATTAACAATATACCAAGGTAAATTACTATCCTCACAACTAACTTTGTCTGCTTGACTAGGCGTTGGAGGTGTTACTGGATGAGAATGAAAAATAGCAACAATATCACCAATATTATCTGCCTTTAAATAATCTTCTGGATCAAGAATAAAACATTGATGATCTGTTATGGCTAAATTACGACAAGGAAAATATCTCTCTTTTCCTTTGACATTTATTAATAAACCAACAGCTTCTTTTGGGTCTTGCTCTTTTGCATGAGCCAATGCATTTTGTTTCCAATTCATGCTACAAAAGTACCTATTGATGGGAACTCAGCCCTAGTACATTGTCGCTTAGGGCAAGTAACTCCAACAAGATCTAGCACAGAAGCAAGTTCAAATTCAACAACCTCTCTATTTTCTGTAGCTTTACGATCTATAGAATATATTTCTTGTGGAAATTCCGCATTAGGATCTGGAGTTCCAAATGGATTAGTATTTCCTGTAAAATTTACTGCATCAATAAATTTAGCTAAAGTCCTTATTCTGGTAACTTTTGCACCAGTAAGATCATTCCCGACAGTTGTTTCATTAACTGTTAAAAGTATTGCAGACAATGTTCCTAATGCATTACTTACAATTAACTTTGGACGCGGTATCTGTCCATTTTGAAAAGCAAAACCAGTTATTTGTATAGGAAATCTTAGATAAGAATTACCAGCCCAAACTATTTCACCATTTGCATTTAAATTACTACCAGAATGAAATCTATAAACTGTTGTTGCTCCATGCAAAGTTGACGACAATTGCAAAGCATACAATTCAATTATCGTACTAGGATTTATTTTTTGTAAATCACTAAAAATTGCTGTATTAACTGTCATTATGATACTGGTTCAAAAACTTGGGTAAATGTTGCCTGTATAGTTGCTCTGTTTGGAAAATCTATGCTTTTATTCCAATCAGTACATTTAAATTCCATAGCACTTGATTCATTTGGTGGAGTGTATGTAAAACTATCATTATCTGAAGCCCTTGCATCTAAAAAAGTTTCTATTGTATCTGACTCTGTTTCAGTTATATTTTTCCAAACTAAATTAAATACTTTTGGATTTTGATTTAGTCCAAAGGTTAAACGATGCTCATAACCATCACCAAACTTAACTGTTCTTATGTTTGGCTTTGATATTTTTCTAACTGGAAAACTTGGTTCAATACTTGGAAAAGTTGCCATTATGCAAGAATACCTCCCGGTCTTTTTTGTTCAAGTAGTTCTGATTGTATAGCTGCTGCTATAACTTCTCCAAGCTGACGGCTACCATTCTCATCACCCTCAACAGAACTACCAGAAGCATCGACATTTACAGTTATATTACCAGCGCCACCACCCTGTGCAATAACACCTAACTTACCACCACGACCACGTTTCAACGGCATGATTGCTTCCGGGCCGGCTTCTCCCATGATGCCTAAATTAGATCCTCCATATTTAAAATATGTTGGTGAATTGACAACACCGCCTTTGCGATATGGAACAACACCATTAGCTGCAAATGCATTGCCGTTTGCATTTTCTAAAAATGGGAATATGTTCTTTAGTGGAGCCATAACTGCTTGTCTAATTGCAATTCTTGCTAAATCAGCCAGTATTGATCTGGTGAGATCAGAAAAATTTAATTTTCCTGTCATTACAAAATTAACTAGTGCATCTTCCATTCCTTGAAATGCTTTAGCAACAACTTCACCAGTTTCTTCTGCAAAGCTTTTTATAGTACTAAAATATTTCTCAGCACCTAATTTTATTGGATTAAGAACTTTAGGATCATTTGTTCCATCTCCTGTTCCATCTCCTGTTCCACCTCCAGTTCCATCATCACTTGGGTTTTCATTATAAAACTCAGTTAAGTTAAACAAAGCTAAATCTCTTTGTCGTTTAGCACGATCCAATTGCCTACTTGGCCCTCTTCTTAACATTTGTCTATATTTATCATTTGCTTTTTTAAAACTTTCTTCTAAATTTTCTCTTCGATTTTCTTTACCTATACCCATAAATTCTTTAAACTTTGTTATAGCTTTATTTATGTCTTCCACAATCGCAGAAAATGTTTTTTGGAATCCAGCACCTATAGGTAGCAGTAAAGAACCAATATTATCTTTTAATTCTGATATAGCTGTTGTTAATCTATCACCAGCAGCTTCTGGGCCTTTTGCAAGAATTTTTGCATTTTCTCCATAAGTTGAGAATAATTTCTTTGCAAACTTCATAAAGTCATCTAACGTGACCTTACCTTGCTCTAATGCCTTATCTAATTCTGCTGGCGTTTTATCCATAGATTCAGCAAACAAAGTAAACGCACCGGGTAGTCTCTCGCCCAATTGTTGTCTCAATTCTTCGGCTGATACTTTGCCTTTTGAGAACACCTGGCTAGTCGCTCTCATGGCAGCTTTCATGTCTTCTAGGTTTCCACCTGTACCTCTAATACCAGCAGCAATCGCAGCAAATACTTCCTCTGCATCAGAAACTGATTGTCCAGCACCAACGACTGAAGCAGTAAGCGAAGTAAATTGTCTCGTAATAACATCCTGTGGTATTGCTAATTCTCTTGATGTTGTAAGTAGGAATTTTTGGGCTTTGTTGTATTTACCAGTATCGTTTATAACTAATTTCAATGCTTTTCTTTGTAGACCTAAAGCAGCAGAATATTGAGCCAGTTCAGATATTTGCTGTCTAACCATTCCAACTTGTGCGCCAATTGCAGCACCAACAGCAGCACCAGCAGGGCCGCCAACCTTTAGACCAATTGCCCCACCAACTGCACCTTCTGGGCCTCCAAAGATACCACCAGCAGCTATAGCGCCAGCACCTTTTGCTAAACCTTTTAATCTACCTTTTAATCCACCAGCGCCCCCACCACCAGAGGCTTGTTTCATCTTTTGATCTAGTAGTGCAATATCTTTTGTTAACTGTTTAAATTCATTACCAGTAACGTCTGCCATATTACGCAAACCTTGCAAAGCAGTTTTCTGTGCTTGCATACTATTAATACTGTTACCGGTTGCTTTATTAACAGCTAATAATTGGGTTTTTACTTTTTGTAATTGCTTATCACTTAAACTTCCAAAATTCTTTTTTAATACACCAGCCTCTCTACCTAATCTTTTAAAAGCTTTAGCTACTTGTGCGTCACCACCAGCTTGAAATTTTATACCAACTACTGTTACTGACTCAGCCATATTATTTACTTTCCTTATTTAATTCTTTCAAAGCAGTAGCTTCCATAATTTGGATCTCTTCTAAGATTTTAGACCTTTCTGTAATATTGTAAAGGTCAAACAGACCTCCTTGCATAAGAAGTATCTCATATTTTAATCCTACTAAACCACCAAAAGAAGTAGTCCATTGTGTCTGCATATTACAGAAGATCATCAATGCATCCCAATTATCATCTAAAACTTCAAAATCTTTTTCTTTTTTCTTTTCTTGCGGCAGTTCTAACCCAAATGCTTTTGCATCATCTTGTGTTTGGTCAATTACTTCCTTTCCAGAATCTAACCAATAAAGAACTGCCTCTTTTAGTTTTTTACTTTTTCATCTATAAGAGATGCAGTATATGAGTTAGAAACTGCTTTTAACCAATAAGAGTCCTCCATCATATCTTTAAGGTTTTGGTTATTAAAAGGTATATCCTCACCATCTTCTTCTTTCATCTGCTCCCATCCAACAAGCATCATTTTCATCATTTCAAATTCTGTTTTTTCTTCAACTGCTTTTTGATACTCACTTACTTTTAATCTTTTAAAAACAGCAATAAACTCACTCTCATCAAAAACTCCAGCATCAGTAGCGCTTGGTTCACGAACAACAACAGGCCAT